GGGAATGTGGTCAAGTGGAGCTAACGCGCTTAATTTATCAACGGGGGGAAGTGAACGAATGAGAATAGATAGTTCGGGCAACGTCGGCATCGGGACGACGGGGCCTGGGGCCAAACTCCATGTTCTTGGAGAGTGTATTGTCAAAGGCTCGCTTGTGCGAAGAAGGAAGAAAAAGGGTGGGGATAAAGACGATGAAGACAATTGGGAAGATGTGCCAGTTGAAGACATTCAGCCCGGAGACGAGATTTTATCGCTTAATGAAACTACAGGCAAATTTGAATGGCAGAAGGTTGAGGAGACCATGGACAAAGGTGTCCAGACGGTATACGAACTCAAGACCGAGACAGGCAAAGCGATCGAAACCACCGCCAACCATCCGTATTTGGTAAAGCAACAAACTAACACAACGCCATTATTTGCTTTTGTAGATGAAGTCGGGATTTTTGACTCAGGCACGTATTCCCAAATGGGAGTGGGAACCTTGATATTAAAGAAAAATGAGATAGAACTCAATCAGAAACTTCGCAATATTCTTTTGGAAACTGTTTCCAAACTAAATCAAAACGAGATCACATTTGAATTTAAATTTAAGTATATCACTCCAAATAGTTTGCCTTTCTATCACAAGCTTCTCGATAAAATGGAAGAATATGTAGAAGATTGGGAATTTTTATCAATCCTTGAAAAAAGAGAGGAAGGGAGATTCTGGACACAATACTTATCTTTAGTTGAAAGGTTAGTCACGCCGTTATCAGGTAAATTTATTGTTTTGGCAGATCATTTGAATAAGCCGGTAAAAGCCACTCAAAGCCTGAGCGATTTTAATGGTACAGGTTCGATAGTCAAAGCGCTTCAACTGGAAAGTCAGGGAACCATGCTGTTGCAGATAGCAGATGTGCTTTTAGGAGCAGTAACGTATCAAGGTTCAGATGTTTACAAGCAAGAGATTGCAGATAGAGCAAAAGAGATAGTTGCTGCCCAACAAAAAAGAGCGGGTGTAGATCCAATCTATGCCGCTCCAAGACCGATTTTAGCAGAAAATACCAGCTTGTCAAGTGGGAAATGGACTAAAGTTTCTGAAATAAGTAAAGGGCGATTGATAGCCACAGTAGATGGGTTTGAAAAGATAGTTAGCATCAAAAAGACCGGCCGCAAACAGACGTACGATTTGCAGATAGCCAATACTCATAATTTTGTGGCTCAAAAGATCGTAGCGCACAATACCTATCTTCAAGGAGCAGGTACAACAACAGGATTTAGTTTGCGAACGGCAGATAGCGCGGGAGCCAATAAATTTGTGGTTTTGGATAACGGCAACGTCGGCATCGGGACGACGGGGCCTGGGACTAATCTTGAAGTAGTTGGAGGTGGATCATCAACGGAAGCCCAATTATTCCTGACGAGTTATCACGCAACAGTTCCAGTTCCAGGCCTTGTTGGTAGGGGGGCAAGGGGAACGGTAGCATCCCCGACTGCAGTCCAAGCGGATGATAGTTTAATGTTCTTTGGTGGTCGTGGTTATGGCAGCACGGGATTTTCTTCTGGCAGTAGAGGTGCAATTATAATCAAATCATCGCAAATATGGACAGACGCAAATCAAGGAACGTATTTGACACTGTCAACAACTCCGAATAATTCTACGACCTTAGCAGAACGGGTCAGGATAGATAATGCCGGCAACGTCGGCATCGGGACGACGAGTCCAAATTCAAAGTTAGAAGTCAACGGAGTAGGCTCATTTAGTCTGGGAGCAGTAGGAGCTCCTGGAATTAGTTTTAATGGGGATTTAGATACAGGAATGTGGTCAAGTGGTGCTAACGCGCTTAATTTATCAACGGGGGGAAGTGAACGATTGAGAATAGATAATAACGGCAACGTCGGCATCGGGACGACGGGGCCTGCGACGAAGTTACATCTTTCGGGCGATGGGACAAGCGGTGCTAATGCAATCACTTTTCGATGGGCGGCAAACAGCACAGGATATGACCCTCATATTGATTTTTACAAAGCGCGTGGAACTATCGCTTCTCCGACAATTATTCAGTCAGGTGACGGAGCAGGTATGATAATTTTTGGTGGTTATGATGGGGTAAATTGGCTCAACTCGGCTTACATAGGTTCAAAGATAGCAGCAACCCCAGGAGTTGATGATATGCCCGGTTATTTGTACTTTTCTACAACAGCAGATGGTACTTATTCGCCAACGGAAAGAATGAGGTTAAGTGCCGCTGGCGGTCTGTCTTTGGGGAATAGTTATGTTGGGACAGACGCTGGCGCTGGGAATATGATAATCAGCGGCAACGTCGGCATCGGGACAGTGTCTCCAGGGGCAAAGTTGCAAATTCAAGGAGCAGGCACCACCACTGGTTTGTCTCTTCTTACCACTGATTCAGCAGGGACGCAAAGGTTTGCTGTTTTAGACAATGGCAACGTCGGCATCGGGACGACGAACCCTGTGACTCCTCTTCATGTAGTTAGGAGTTCTGCTGGGGCTGTTATTACTGCCTTACTTCTTGAGAATCCAAATAGCACTATTGGGACTGGGGCAAACATCAATTTAGGTGCTTACGATACTGGTGGTAATCAACAATCAATAGGTCAAGTAAGGGCTGTAATTGAACAAGCAGGCGATGCGTCTAATATTGACTCTTATTTATCTCTTTGGTCTAAATTAAATGGGACATTAACGGAAAGGATGAGGATTGATAGTTCGGGCAACGTCGGCATCGGGACGACGGGGCCGGGGGCGAAGTTGGATATTTCTTCTCCTAATACAACCACCGCTTTTACCATTCGTAATTCAAGTAATTCAAATCGTGTTCTTATGTTACTTTCAAATTCCGCTGACAATGGAATCTTTACGCTTAACGATAGTAGTGAGACCGCTAAAATTAGTTTATTGACATCTGGAGTTTCTTATTTGAACGGTGGAAACGTTGGTATTGGAACTACCAACCCTAGCGCAAAGTTAGAAGTTGCAGGTGATGTGAAATTTCTTGGCTCTAATCCTACAACTTTGACTTTTGGTAGCACTGCGGCAAACGCAGTTATCAATAGTCCAGCCTCATTCTTCATAAACTTAGATTCCACAAGTGCATACTCTGATGCTCTTGTCTTTAGTATTGCTAAGGATAGAAGTGGTGTCTCGGGGGGGACAGAATTGTTTCGAGTACAAGAGAACGGCAATGTCGGCATCGGGACGACTTCGCCTTTGGCTCGTCTGGGGATCGTGGGAGCGGATGCTCTCAACACGAGCTTTGCGGCAAATATCAGTGGCAGTACAGGAACAGGTTTGGTAGTAACAAATGCGGGCAACGTCGGCATCGGGACGACGAGTCCGGGGGCAAAATTAGAAGTGCGAAACCTCAGCACAAACGATCAGATCCGTTACATGTGGGCAACTGACCAATCTTTGGCCTTTGGGGGCGATGGGACAATTGGCCCTTATCTCGTGAGCCATACCGATCAGAGTGGTCTTTCAATTGGTAATTATGCTTCTATCCGTCAGTTATTTGGAGCTAATGGTTTTATTGTTCAAACCTCTCCTGCAACTACGGTAGGGAACACAAGAACTTTTACTACTCAAATGACAGTCAATACTTCTGCCACGACGCTTGCCGGTAATTTGATTGTATCGGGTACAGGTAATTCATCAATAGCTGGCAACGTCGGCATCGGGACGACGGCTCCAAATTCGAAGTTAGAAGTCAACGGAGTCGGTTCTTTTAGTTTGGGAGCAGTTGGAGCTCCGGGAATAAGTTTTAATGGGGATTTGGATACAGGAATGTGGTCAAGTGGTGCTAACGCGCTTAATTTATCAACGGGGGGAAGTGAACGAATGAGAATAGATAGTTCGGGCAACGTCGGCATCGGGACGGTTTCACCGGGACAAAAATTAAGTGTCAAAGGAGCTGGCTTGTTTGGTTCTACCGATGCTTGGGTGCAAAGTCCGGTGAGTGCGGGGACGGATTTAGCAATTCAAGGCAACGTCGGCATCGGGACGACGGGCCCGGGTAGCTTGTTAGATGTTAATGGTACAGTCCAATTAAGAGGCTCCTCCGGCACGGTTGGGTTATATGTGGATAGTTCCGGACAAGTAGGAATTGGAAAAACTCCAACAACTGCTTTGGATGTTTCCGGTTCAATCTATGCCAGCGGTCTTATTTATGCACCCACTATCCAGGCCGGTGCTTCTGCCTCCCTATTTTATGGGTCCTCAAAAACTCTAGGAATTGCATCGGATGCGCAAATAGCGTGGTCACAAAATGACAATGCCTCTTTAACTAAAGATTCTGGGCTTTCGCGATTAGCCGCTGGTAAGATTGGTATAGGAAATGGGACTATAGGAGATTATAGTGGGACACTAATAGCTGGCAACGTCGGCATCGGGGACGCCTCACCGGCGTATCTTCTAACAGTTGGTTCTGGTGATCTGTTTGGTGTTAATTCTTCAGGGTATGCTCTCTTGCCGGCTGGGGCAGTAGGGACGCCGTCATTAACCTTTACCGGTGATACCAACACAGGACTATACAATACTGCCGCAGACAAACTGGGGTTAGTAGCAGGTGGGACAGAGTCAATGACGATAACGAACGGCAACATCGGCATCGGGACAACGGGACCAAGTTACAGGTTGGATATCACATCGGGGACAGTAGATAGTGTATCGAGATTTCTATCATCAGATGATCTAGCTCAAATATTAATATCGGACGATGATACAACGGGATATGTAGGAGCAAAGGATAGCAAAGTATTTTTAGGATTAACGAGTGGATTATCAAGCAGCAATTTGGTAATAGACAATAACGGCAACGTCGGCATCGGGACGACGGGACCTGGGTCAAGATTATCATTGGGAACATCTCAAATTACAGATGCGACTGATGCAAGTTTATTCCGTATTTATGAAGGCGGAGCAAATAACAACTATGGTATTGGATGGAATGCAAATTCAGGAGAATTTAATTTTAATGCTGGGAGTGGTGGTTTTTTAGCATTTCGTACTGCTAACACGGAACGAGTCAGAATTTTAAACAATGGCAACGTCGGCATCGGGGAAGTGTCCCCAGGGGCAAAGCTTTCCGTGTCTGGAGGTCTGGCAGTAGGCAGTGGCTATGACACAACAGCAGTCACAGATGGGAATATGATAATACAAGGCAACGTCGGCATCGGGACGACGAGTCCAAATTCAAAGTTAGAAGTCAACGGAGTCGGTTCTTTTAGTTTGGGAGCAGTAGGAGCTCCTGGGATTAGTTTTAATGGGGATTTGGATACAGGAATGTGGTCAAGTGGTGCTAACGCGCTTAATTTATCAACGGGGGGAAGTGAACGGTTGAGAATAGATAATGCCGGCAACGTCGGCATCGGGACGACGGAGCCGGGAGTTAAATTGGATGTGGCAGGAGCAATAAGAACCAACAGTAATTTCTACATGAATGGAGGGATAAGCAACATCACTAATGGAAATGATGTCATAAATGTTAATAAAAATCTGGGGGCAAATGTTACCGCTTCATGGTCTACAGGCACAGCTGGAGGTACTGTAAGAGATTATCCTACAGGTACGCTTTATAACGGTAAGATTTATATGTGGGGAGGATATAATGGCAGTTACTTAAATACCCTTGACATTTACGACATTGCGAGTAACTCATGGTCTACAGGTACAGCTGGGGGTACTGGGCGAACTGGTCATACCGCCACACTTTATAACGGTAAGATTTATATGTGGGGAGGATATATTGGTTCTTATGAAACTCTCCTAAATACTGTTGACATTTACGACATTGCGAGTAACTCATGGTCTACAGGCACAGCTGGAGGCACTGCAAGGTACATTCACACCGGTACCCTTTACAACGGCAAGATTTATATGTGGGGAGGATATAATCTCAGTGGCAACTTAAACACCGTTGATATTTATGATATTGCTAGTAACTCCTGGTCTACAGGCACAGCTGGAGGTACTGCAAGACGTTACCCCGTAGGTACGCTTTACAACGGCAAGATTTATATGTGGAGCGGATATAATGGTGGTTACTCAACCACTGTTGACATTTACGATATTACTAATAACTCTTGGTCTACAGGCACAGCTGGAGGTACGGCAAGAGTCCGTCCTACCGCCACCCTTTACAACGGCAAGATTTATATGTGGGGAGGGAACAATCCTTCTCACTTAAACACCGTTGATATTTATGATATTGCTAGTAGCTCCTGGTTTACAGGCACAGCTGGAGGTACTGGGCGAACTGGTCATATCGCTAGCATTTACAACGGTAAGATTTATATGTGGGGAGGATATAATGCCGGTGGCAACTTAAACACTGTTGACATTTATGATATTGGTAACAGGCAAAGCATCTTATCTCTGCAAGAGAATGGCATTGACACGTTTAGTTTCCAAACACAATCCCAGCTATTTTTGAGTAACGGGAGGATGGGTATTATCGGCGGCAACGTCGGCATCGGGACGACGAGTCCAAATTCAAAGTTAGAAGTCAACGGAGTAGGCTCATTTAGTTTGGGTGCAGTAGGAGCTCCTGGAATTAGTTTTAATGGGGATTTGGATACAGGTATGTGGTCAAGTGGTGCTAACGCGCTTAATTTATCAACGGGTGGAAGTGAACGATTGAGAATAGATAATGCGGGCAACGTCGGCATCGGGACGACGGGACCGAGTGACAAGCTTTCAATTGGATCAGCAGCTAACCCAGGGGATTTGTCAGTATATTCTGGGACAGCGGCTTCTGATAATCTCAGTTCTCATTATGGGTATCTTTTTAGAAATGCATCAACCTTTGTCAACTTTGCCAGTTTGGACAGTAGTAATAATGTCCATTTGGGGACAAGCGCAAATGCAAATTTACAACTATATACAAATAATTTGAGACGAGTCACGATAGATAATTCTGGCAACGTCGGCATCGGGACGACGAGTCCAAATTCAAAGTTAGAAGTCAACGGAGTAGGCTCATTTAGTTTGGGTGCAGTAGGAGCTCCTGGCATTAGTTTTAATG